TCTGTATTATCTTGTAGTCTTCTATCATCCCCACTTGCACCGCTCGCCCAAACTGCTTTACCTCCAGTTATTGAAAGCCCATCATTTCCAACAATATCACATGACCAGTGGTCTCCAGTAGCTCCACCTGCTACATTTACATCAAAACTTGGGTCTTCAAGTAATTGATTACCTACTATTTGTTCTCCAGTAGAAGTATCTAATCCTCTAGCTCGTGTTGGTTTTAATATTTGTTGTATTGTAGCTGCCATTATGAAAGTGTCCCATTATTTGAGCCATGTGAATCATTAGCATCTGCGCTAAGATTCCACCATGATACTAAGTTTGTTTTTTCGCTGTCTGTTAATCCAGCATAATTCTTATTCATTATAGATTTAATTTGTGGTTGTGTTAATACTGATGACCATACACCAACATTGCATATATATCCATCCCAATTATTATTACTAGTATCAGATTCTTGTCCAATCCTTACACCAGGCGTGCTTGGTACATGTAGATTTCCTGTAATATCACCACTATCAGTACCATCATGAACACCGTCTACATATATTTTACATTCTCCATTTGAAGAGTTATAATTAACAGCAACGTGATACCATTTACTATAATTTGTATATGTTGAATCTGACTGGCAAAGTTCTATATCCGAGCCATTAACAGAAAATCTTCCAACAAATCGGCCATTTGACTTATCATATCTTAAATGCCAAGATTTTTCATCACCATCACCTACTATTATTCTAGAATAACTATCAGTTGGAGCTTCTCCAGGAAGCCGAACCCAAACAGCAATTGTAATAGAATTTGGGTTTAAGTTTGTAGTTCCACATTCTATATAGTCATTTACTCCATCAAAAAATGCAGCACCATCACTTATAGGTACTACACTGCCTGCATCATACTTATGCTTTAGTACGAGGTTATCTGTTACTATACCAGGTTTTGTTAATCCTGTTTTTGATAAGTTAGAGCTTAAACCTAAGGCCATACTTAACCTAAATAAGCTATAACTGTTCCACTTGCCAAATTAAATTTTGACCATCTACCATATATAGTCATACCTGATGGGAATGTAATACCTGATGTGGTATCACCATTACTATCTAAATCTGTCGCTCCCGCAGCAGACCCATACCATCTATTATCTTCTTGAGTTAATGTCGTAAATGTTGCGTCATCAATTATTTGAATTGCAACCCACACGTTTGGAGATGGAGCGTCAATATCGTTGCTCGTATCGTTTGTTAGTAAAGCACCTACTTGTCCCATTGATGAGTTTTGTGCCTCTTGTACTGTGTAGCCTTGTAAGCCACCTTTAATTCTTGCCATGTTATCCTCCTGCTCTAAGCACTGGCTGTGCGTGAATGAGCTTGTTAATTTTAAGTTATGTTACATAGATTCGGGGGCCATCCTTCATACGATAACCCCCATAGTTCTATAAACTATTAATCCTTATTGATTTGGATTAGCTAGCAGCGCCAGTATGGAATAATGTATCTGAGCCTAGAGCAGCTGCAATGCCTCTTACATACCAACGATTCCCATCGGTAAATATTTGAACATTGTCACCAGGACTAGCTGCTGCAGTAAAGTTGATATAATCATCATTATTTACCGCAGTATCACCAGCTGCGTCAGCAACCGATGCTATATGTCCTACTATATCTACGCCAGAACCAAAATCGATATTAACGATTTGGCCCATACCGCCATCGGAACCATCAGTATCTTCAGTTACCCATACTTCGCAATTCCAACCTGGAGGTAAATCTGCCACAGTCGGCATATCTAACTCAGTTGTTGCAGTTGGGTGAACTAAAAAACAAGTTCCGCTATCAGCTTCAGTCACTGTGTAATTTTCAGTTATTTTTTTAACTTTCTTTACATAAGTTCCTGTAGACGAGCTATTTGAATTTAAATAATCACTTCTCATCAATAACCTCCTTAATTTAAGTCAGTGAATGAATACAACATGTGAGTTTCAGGGATTGTAATTTCAAGACCTGCTTCTGTAAGAATCATATCTTTTCTTAAATCCTCGTCTGCTTGTTGTACATTCGTTGTTATTGAAGTATCACGATTTAATCCGTTTCCAACAAGTGGTCGGTAAGCTAATTGATTCATATCAGCTAGTAATAACATACCTGCTGACATTCCTCTGAACAATGGTTCTCTAATAAGATTTAAATCACCATGAACAGTGTTAATCATCATAACTTTATGACCAAAAGCGCCATCTCTTTGAGATGCTTGGAAATTGTAAAGATTAGAATTAGATTCAGTACTAGATGAAGTATCTAAACTCTTTGTTACAAATCCTGCGCCCATTTTGTTGAAATAAGAAATTACAGGTAAACCCGCTAAAGCAAGTTTACTTGAACCGCCACCCCTTGCAGGGTCAAAGAAAACTTCAAAGTCTTGAAGGAAAGTGTCATATGTTATAGATGTAGAAGCTGCTGCTGCAAAATATGGATTACCTGCGCTATATGTTATAGCACCAGGAGTTTGAGCTTGTCTTCTTACAAGTATATCACCAACAAGTCCTGCTGATGTTTGAACACCATTTTGTCTTCCTTTTTGTCCAAATAACATTGCTCTTTCAATGTCTACTTTATGTTCTCTTAGTTTTAGATTCCAGATTCGTTGCCATTCGTTTGCATATCCTCTGTAATTTGTAGCAATAGCTGTATTTGTCATTTCTGCAGCTGTCTTGAAGATTTGAGTGTAACCATAATCATCGTCTAATGATTTAGACCATACATCAGGAGAACCTGAACCTTCTGCGAAAGCTGTTCCAATAACTTGACATTTATCACCATCTGCAATTGCGTCATAGCCACTTTCACTTGAATTACCAACACTTAAACATGTAACTTGAGCTGTTGTTTGTGTTGTCTCATGTGTAAGTGAATCTATTCTAACGATTGCGTGTGATTTTCCGTCCACAACTTCAACTGCTACTACCATTCCTTTAATAAGCCAATCTACTGAAGCATCATTTCCATCTTCAAAAGCTACTTGGCCACTTACGCCAGCAGCTAATGAGCCTAGAGCTGAATCAGCATTAAAAGACCTATTTGTCCAATCAATTTTAGAACGATTTTCTAAAAATCTGAACACAGGGTCGGTTGTAGCAACTTTGCTAACCTTACTTAAATATGTAAAAAATGGAGATTCGTCTGGGCTTAGTTCTGCAACTCTATCACTCAAGTCGTATAATCTACGCTGGTCGCCAGCGACACCATGTACAGCGTCGTGTGCGTTAGCGATAGTAGTAGCAGCACCAGTACTGGATAAAGACCCAGGTCTGATTGTATTTGCACTATTTGCCATTTTGCTCTCCGTTTCATTCCTCTATCAACTGCTTTCGCCTTCAAGTAGGAATTAATTAATTTAAGGTAATTTGTTACCAACCTTAGTTGCTCCCAAAACACCATTCCACATATCTTCATCACTTGAAGTTGTTTTAGGCATCTCACCATTTAATATACCACCAACCGCAGGATTGCTTTGTGTCCTTTGTATTGGAGCTAATGGGTTTTCTTGAGCATTAGGGTTGTTTCCCTTATAAGCATTATACATTGAAATAATTCCATCAATACCAAATTCAGCTGGGTCAGTATCGGCAAACTTAATAAAGTCTTCGATTTGTTCTTTTCCCATTCCTCTGTCCCGCAACTCAGATTCAAGGGTCTGCATAGCCTGCTTTTCCTCTATATGAGAAGTTTGAGTTCTCACTTGTTGTTGAACTGCGCTATTGATATTGCTTTCCATTTCTTGCATTCTAAACTTATAAGATTCGGACTTTGGGTCATTATAAGCTTCCCAAGGGTCAAAATTTTCAGGTCTTTGTAATGAAGGTTGTTCAGGATTATTAAGCTTTTCCTTTACTGCCTCAACAATATCAGGTCTAGCTTTTAAAGCTTGTCCAAGTTTTTCATATTTTTTTAACTGTCTATTTTCTTCAAAGAGTTTATCCTTTTCTGATTGAAAGTACTTTGCTTGACTTTCCCAAGAACTCTCTTTTGCATTATCACCTTTGTCCTCGCCAGTGATTTCACCTTGATTAAGATTTTCACTATTCATCTATTTTCTCCTTTTTTGATGTCTAAACACAGCTAACCACTTTTTTTGTCGGCTTTTGCCTTATTTTGTAATCTCTGTGTTTCTAGTTTCACCGCATCACCAAGCCTTCCAGCTTGAATCTTTGAATTTGCCTTTTGGCTTAACTCTATTTCTTTTAATTTTCCTTTAAATTTCTCTACTTCAGTCTTTTGATTAGACTGTATAGTTTCTCTTTGAGCTGTTTGAAGGTCTCCAGAAAGCTTTTTAATTTGTTCTTCAGCTTGCTGTACCATTCCTTGTAATTTAGAAATTTCATCTGTTCTTTGTAACACTCCTTGTTTATCAAATATTTCTGTTTTCTTCAATGCTTCAACCCTATCTATTAAACCTGCTTGATACGCTTGCATATAAACTTCCCATTCGCCCCATTTATTAGAAGGCATAGTAGAGTTGCCTATTACTCTAATATCAAACTGTCCAACAGTTAAATCGTTTTCAATTGTTTGTATTTCTTTGGACTTGTCATCAATTAATCTTTTATTAACAGTATATTCATCAATGTCATTATTAGGCTGTACTACTCTAAATGTTTTTTCGAAATCGTAATGACTTTTTGAAAGATTATAAACAACTCTACCTAACCTTTTAATACTTCCTTCAATATCTCTTAATTTAGACTTACTTCTTCTTTGCCCTAAATCTTCCATCATCATTGTAGCCGAATATGTTCTAGGAGCAGCTTGCGCATCTCCATGCATCATTTCAAATATACCCATATTTAAATCTATATATTTTTCAATTAATTGTGGTAATTGCATAATAGATGATGCTAATGGCTGTGGTGAAGGAAAGTGTGGTTCCCCAAAAGAAGGGTCATATTCAATAGTGGCATTTGGATTGGCCCAATCTCTTTCTAATTCTTCGATATCATGAACACTACCTTGTGGAATTAGGAGTTTAAGACCAGAACTTGCTTGTGCGTGAGAGGTTATAAGGGACACAACTTTATTGAGGAACCTTTGAAAATCTTTATTTTTTCTTACATCACTCATAGGGTAAGGAGTATTAGTCCATATATTTGGGACAGGAATTATAGGGAATATATCTGTTTCTAATATTTTTTCATATAATACTATTTGACCGAGAATGCAAGTTAATTTAATTCTAGTTTGTGGTATTTCTACATATTGTATATTCCCAAGTTCAACTTGTTTATTGAAAGCTGCTGCTTTTAAAGGCTCATCCATTATAGCTTGAAATTGTTGTGGAGACAATATTTTAGTAGTCCCATCCTCTAAATTAGCTATTCTATAATAATTTACTTTAATTTTTGAGTAATGCTCAATAAGACGATACTTTTCACTACCTTCTCCAGAATCAGCATTCTTTATAATGTCAGGAGTGTAGCTACCTTTTGTTCTTGTGTTAGATTGACTTGGATAATCCTCATCATCAAAATCACCTTCAATCAAATCAACTAAAGGTTTGTCTTGTCCTTCAGGTATAGTAGATAATTCAGGATATAAATCTATAAGTTGCATTTTTGTAAATATAGTTGAAACCATAATACCTGCAGCATCATCAAAATACCTATGCCTAGAATTTGGGTCAACAGCAACTCTAAAAGGATTTATATGTGTAAACTTTATTTCACCTCTTCCATAATCAGCTTCTTTATCTAAATATGCATAGAAATAACCTAACCCTGTAACAGAATAATCATGTATAGCTTGCTTAAATACTTCGTCACCATCAGATATATCCCATACATATTCAAGTAATGTTCTCCATACTGCTGCTACTTTATTGTCAGAATCTTCTCTTGCAACTGCAGAAAACTTAGGAGGTTTGGATGTGATAATAGCTTTAAATTGCTCAATGGCAGAATATAATCTGTCAATTGGCATACTTGATTGATTTCTTGACTGTAAAGCGTCTAGCTCTTCAGCAGAAAAATGATTGCCTAAATAAAAATCTATATCATTACGAGCATCATTATCCCACTCTTTTCGGGCATCTGTCCATCTTCTGTGAAGTTCTTTTATTTGTCTTACTGTATTTGTTTCTTTTATCATGCCTAATAATATAAAAAACTATTTGGATAAAAACCAAGCATATATTACATTCTTTGCCCTGTTATCCAATTATATATCTTCTTCTTTGATGTCCAGACACCATTCTGCTTAACTTTTTTCTTTTTTCCAGCCTTTGGGTTACCTTTAGCAAATTGTGTCGCTAACCAAAAAGCATCTATGCAATCATCGTGTGAACCTTTAGGGAAATCTAGTAACTCCCCAATAAATTCATGCATATTCTTTTTTAAATGAACAGCTCCTGCTTTAAACATAGGTTGTAGTCCTTCAAATAATCTGTCTTTCTTCTTTTGTTGACCATACCCTTTTATACCTTGCTCTATGCCAGGTAAGAATTTTCCTTCACTTTTACTACGTTTCATAACATAATCTCTTAACATCTCTTGATAAGATATTGTTTCTATATTTATTCTTCGAATCGGATGGTATCGTTCTGCGATTTTAAATATCTCATCTGCACATTCCATAGGAAGTACTCTTTTCCTCCAATATTCAAGAACGTAATAATCATATTCAGCACTAACGCCAATAACCATAATAACGGAATAATCGTTACGAATACCAAGAGTGGAAGCAGGGTCGACTCCAATATATATATTAATATATTCTTGCCTGCCATCAAGGTGCTTAATGTACCATGAGTCAGCTTGCTCATCAAATCTAAGATTACCTTGATATAGCCCATTTGTAATATCCTCCTCCTGAAATATTTCATCTTCGGGAGATTTAGCTTGATTCATATATTCTTGATAGAATTTAGCTGGAGTCCCAGAATCTATATAAAATTGCTTTCTTTCTTCTAATTTTTTAAGTGGCCACCTAGAAGGCCATAATGGTTGGCCCGTATCTAAGATAGCTTTATAGGTTAATACATCCCAAGAATAATCTTCTCCCGTATTTTGAGCTTCTCTTGAACCTTTTAACAATCCATTAAGAAAACTGTCATAATGAACTACAGTTCCATTGCACCATAAAAAACCACCTTTATCAAAATCAATCGCAGGATATACCGCAGCAGTTACCCAATCTTTAATTTGTTGTCTTGACTCAGGAGTTTTAGTATTTAACTCTGATTCAAAGTCATCAAGTATCATTCCTGTGTATCTAGTAGATAATTGCTTTTTTCCTCTCAATCTTTGTGAAGTACCTTTAGCAATCATTCTACAGCCATTTCTTAGTATGATTTCATTTTTAGTCCACTTATTTCCTTCAAGGTCACCAAAGTAATAATGAATAGCAGGATTTTCCATAATATGGTTAGCTATCCAAGCTAAGTTATCACAGGCTTGGTCTTGCGCCTCACCTATCCAACAAATAAATTCGGGAGAGTCTTTTTGTGCAAATAGAAATCTATGCAATACTGCAGTTGAAGCTAAAGTAGATTTTGCGTGGTCACGAGGTATAACGAGTGCTAATTGTTGATTTTCTCTATCAACTAGCTTTTTACCCACTTCTATATGGAAGGGGGGCGTCGCAGACGCCAAAAAATCTTGAGGTGAAAAAAGCTTACCAAAAGCAATCAGGTCTTTATAAGCAAGCTGTAGAACCTTTTCCTTCTCAGAAACACTACCATTAAGGTTCAGATTAGCCATTAATAGTCTCTAAGCTCAAAATGTGGTAAGTCTTTAAAATTTGTGTCTTTTACTTCAGTATTATCGTTCCAATCCCCACCCCAACGAATAGGGATACCCATTTGAGATGCTATACCTTTAACAAAACCTGAGAAATAATACATTCTATCGGTGTCGTCCCAGTCGATAGGGTAAGGAACTACATCTACAGCATTGGAAGGATTAGCGTTGTGGCGCCCGTTTGGGTACCTAACCTTACTTTTACCTTCATCAAAATACTTATTTTGCTCTTCTTCACCTCTATGTCCTTGGATAACAGTACAATCAAAGTATTTAATTACTTCATTGAATAATTCTTGTAAATCTTCATGACATGTTTCAAGATTCTTTCTTGAGCGTCTACCAAATCTAGGCATTATGTTTCTCCTCTTATATGTTCATTTCCCATTATATAGACAACTTTATTATCAAAATCAAATTCTGTCTTACAATAAGGGCAAAGCCAGCCGATAACATCGTCATCATCATCAACAAGCCCAACTCTTTTGCTTATATCGCTGTTTAAATATAAGTCTTTTTCACAAACAGGACAATAGTCTTTTATTCTACTCTTTTTTGTCCTGGTGACCGATAAGTTTTGTTTCTCCGCCATTATTAATCGCCTCCAATTGCTCAGGTGAGAACCCAGCCCACACTGTTAGTTGTTCTTTTTTCTGTTCTGTGTCAAATAAGCCCGCTATTTTAGATAATGCATCTAATGAACGCAATTTATCAGTATCTCGCTCCGATAAATCTACAATATCTCTATATTTAGCTATTATCCACTCAGGAGTAACACCTTCTTCGGCTAAAACTTCTTTAATCTCTTCTTTAATCATCTTTTGAACGTTTTCCTTTTTTAGTAATCTTTGAGTCTTGTCTTTAATATACGATTCTTTTTTAGCATTTGGGTATACTTTTCTAAAAGATTCGATTGCATCAACGCCTGAAGCAACATATCTAGCAAAAAGAGTTTCTTTTGCGTTTAAATCGCTTTTCTTGTAATCTTGTATCGCTTTATAGTTTCCAGAAAATGAATAAATATTTTCAACAATACCTTCATCTCCAAGCATTTTAACGTTATTATTGTTAATTGAGAACATTCCAAGAACAGTTCTAACATACTCAGTAGTTCCAACATTCCCTTTCTTAAGTATTTGGCATACAAAATCATCATCAGTTAGTACCCAATCTCCTTCATTCGAAAGGCGCCAATCATACACAAGAGGTTTATTAGGTTGGAAAGCTTCAAACTCTTTTATGTTATCATAAACGTAGTGTTGAACACTTTTGATAGTTTTAAAATCCATATTTAAAATATAATTCTAAAATAAATATTTGACAAGTATTTAAATTGTATTATATTACATCTCTCGCATATATGTAAATTGGTTGAAAACTTGTTCCGTATATGTATAAAGGGTTAGAACAAGGGGGAGTAGCAAAGCCTAAGCGCAAGTCGAAGATGAATAAGCGTGCTACAAAGTCAAAGCAGACGAAAATATAGTCATCCATTCTAAGAAGTGCTTTCAACTTAGATGTCCTTTCGGGCTCCGAAGAAACAAGGGCAGGACTACCTCTTTCTTAAGTATAGGGGGTAGATAGTCTCTGTCCAATACCCACCAAAGAAACAAGTATAATATAATGTAACAGGCAAATTTCTAAAAAAAATTCCCAAAATATTTTACAATCCCTTAAATTTCAAAAATAGCAATAGAATGAGTGTCAGGGTTTTTATGAGCGAAGCCCACCCCCAAAAAGGCTCGAGGGGGCTTGACGATTAGGTTGAAATTTTCAATCACAATTATAATTCTTCTTTCTTATTATGGTGTAGCCTAAGGAATAAAGAACGACCACTTTCGAAAAATCCCTTTATAAGAAAAAACCCCAATCTATCAAATCGGGGCTTTTAAGGTAGGTTATAAGGTGGGCTATATCTTGCGAGGCTTACAAGATATTACTCATAATTATATATATTGTCGCTAATGTAAGTAATAAGTTAATCATCTCTTTATCTTTCTTTATTATTATAGTTTATTTCGTTTGACATTCGTCTATTGTTTACTTCTCTTCTTAATGTTATTATATAGTATGTATTCATTTGTTTTACTCCTTGTTTAATGATATATAAATATAATATATAATATATATAATAAACAAATATTAAATAACTATTGTTATATATATTGATATTTAATATATTTAATTAATTGCTAACGCAATTATTAATAAATAACCAAAAAAACAGAAAGAGAGTTACATAATGGCTAAAGAAAACAAAAGCCCAATAATGTCAAAAGAAGACATTTTAAAAAGTATGGGTATAGACCCATCAAAAGTGAAGAACACAAAAACAACTAATAACGCTTCTTTAAGTGAGAAGGGCAAAGTTAGAAACGAAATAAAAGAGGGTATGGAAAAAGCAATTAGTGAAAGTACATATAATAAACTAATTGCAACAACAACCCTTAAAGCACAAAACGACCCAAAAGCCGAGCCTAAAATCAAGGACTTTGAAGGGCGTTTTTTAGTGATAGATAACAAGGAAAAAGGAGAGTATGAAATAATTGTGCCTAAGTTATATTTTGAGACTTACACAACACCTTATGTGAATTTCCTTGATGAAACAAAATAACTAATAACACAAAATAACGAGGACAAGCCCTTGCACTTTAATTAGTGTGAGGGTTTTTTCTTACTCTTAACATTTCAACCATAGGCAAATAAATCACACAATAAATTATTATGATAGTGATTAAAGGAATAGGAAAGGCAATTATGACACCCAAAGAGATAGGCAAATTATTAGGCAATAAAAATTATGAATATAAAGTAAATAATTTAGGCAATGGAAAGACACAAGTTATTATACAAAAGAAATTAATTAAGTGTGCAATGTGCAAGACAGAGATAAAACAAGATGAAGGCATTAAAAAGCAAGACAGAAGAGTTGTTGCACTTATAGTTGAAAGAAAGTACTGCAAGAATTGTGCAAGTAATATTGATGATATACTGCACAACATTAGTGCTTCACACAAGGAGCCAATAGGAACAATGGTTTAGCGACTATTGTTCTGATGATAGTGATAACAGGAATAGGAATAGGAACAAGGAGATTTTATGATAGACCCAGAAAGAAAGATACAGGCTGTAATAAACAGGCTTGAAGATGAAAAGAATTTATACAAGAAGATAGTTACAGACCCTCAAAAGAGCAAAGACCTTGTATTGCTTAGTGATAACGAAAGGCAAACAGAAGAGCGTTGGATACAGAAGTGTTTAGGTATAGTTAGGGGCATAGAGATAGCAATAGATAAATTAGGATTATTAATAAATAAAGTCACTGATGATAGTGACAGGAAGGAATAAGTAATGGACGAACTTACATTCAAGTTACCTGTGGACAGTATAACAGAGGAAGATATGAATGAGGTTATACGAGATAGACACAGAATTGACCTTAGAGAACACAGGTTACACATGGCACTAAAAACATCGGGAATATTAAATGATATATTCAGAGATGAAAACCCAAAGAAATGTATATGCAGTGATGGATATTTATATGCATTTGTGTATTATGAAGGAAGGGAAGCAAAGCAGTATGGTTTATGGGTTAGGTCTGAGGATAATCAAGAGATATGTTATGAGTTAACAGGTTTAAAAAGCCCTAAGGAAGCACGCCAAGAATGGGGTGAAGTGACAGATTTAACAGGCGTTACAGTATACACATATCAAATGCTTAAAGAAATAGCTGTTAGCATTGGTTGGATAGATGAAGACAGCAAATGGTTAATATAAATAAACAAACAATAAAAACAAGGAGAAACAAATGTCAAACTTTACAGATGACGAAGGAAACGCATTATTTAATGAGATAGCAGGCACAAATGATGATATAGAGTTAATCTATAAATCAGTAGATGTGTTGAATAAATCAAAAGGACTAACAGGTGAGGAGTATATTGCATTTAAGGCAGTAATAGATAGAATATTCTCTGAAACAAAATTAAACAATAATGCTATTGAATTATTTCACAAAACAAATAGCACAGGGTTTAATTGTAACGACATTTCTACCCTGTATGAGACACCAGACCAGGCGCACAAGTTATTCAAATGGCACAGAATGGATAGGGCTTGGAGGCTATTTTACAGAAAAGATAAAAATAGAAACATTGTTGCTAATGATATGAGTGCAGACAAAATGTATAATACAATACGAGAAAAGATTCATTCAAGGCTCGTTATTGACTTCAGTTGGCCACATCAGTTAGGCTCACAACTTATATTGATAAGAGATTATTGGGGTAATTACGTTGCACATCAAGCGCAGGGTCAGCTCAAACCAATAGATTTTGCTATATGTTTACAGGGTATAATAGATACTGTTGGTAACTATTTATATAAGCAAGACAAAGAACAGACAATATATAGCACTAAACAGGCAAATCAAATGGCTGATGAAGCCCTTGAAGATACAACATTAATAAGGTGGTGGATTGAAGACTATATAAAAGCAAACCCTAACTATGTGCACCCAACTTTACAGGAAGTATTAGATAGGATAGAAGAAACAAAAGATGATAGTGATACAGAGGGAGGAGAATAATGAAGGATAGAACACTTAAACGAATAACATGGACTGTAATACTTATAACAGGTACACTATTTTGGTATGCAGTTATTAAAAGAGTAATGGAGGCAATGTAATGACAGCATTTAATTCAGACCTTAGAAAGATAATACAAGACGAAGTGGAAAGAACACTTCTAAGCAGAGACAAAATGAAGACACTCAAATCAGAGCTTGACTTTGTTATGGGTGCTGTCACTGTGATGAGAATAGTAAATATGCACTTATATTGTACAGATGATGAGCAAAGTATGGATTGTGTACCACCTATGTGGTTATTATATCCAATGTCAGGCAGAAGTATAGTGGAAGAGCTAAAGAAGGGAGTTAAAGATGATTAAAGGCAATACATCATCATTGTGGGACAAGATGTCTGTTGAAGATAAACATATAATGGAAGGTGAGCCTAACAGTTGTAGAGACTGCCCTATTGCACTTGCAATGACAGATTATGAGCCCTTATTTGATATGGGTAGAGAAAAAAGGCATAAAGTTAATATAAATACACTAGCAGAAGATTGGTTTGCTGAAGATGTTTGTGGAGCAATGTCGCACAGAATTATAGTGCATCCTGATGATGTGTATGAGGTAGAACAGTTCATAGACAGCTTTGACCATATAAACGATAACCCACACAGTAATGAGACAGAAGATTATTATGATTGGGAAGAAAATTATAGAAATGAAAACTTTGTTCCATTCACATTTAGATACAGGGTTGTGCCTTGGTATGAAACGATAGAAAAGATTTGGGTAGATGGTGAACTCAAACTACAGAAAGGTGGCAAGTAATGAGGTTTGTATTTATAGTAGATGATGCAGAGCATGATGAGGCTGCAGGCCTTAACATAAGAGAAGAAGCAAAGTTAAACAAAGTATCAACAGATGAGATTATCAATGACATATGTAATGGCTTTTGGCAATTTGCACAGAGCTATGAGCTATGTTGCTATACTGATGATATTTATGAAAAACCATTTAGTAATGTAAAGGAGGATGATAGTGAAAGCAATAAAAAGTAAACCTAAGTTCTGTTCTATATGCACAGAGCCAATAGATAAACAAAGAACTGAAGATGGCACAGTATATTGGGACCAAGGCCATAATGCAGAGCCAATTAATGGTGGTAGATGTTGTAGTCTATGTAATAATAATGTTGTTCTACCTGCTAGACTATCTCAGTTTGGATTAAAAATAGACTTGGAGAACTAATGGGTATACAATATAAATTTCATTGTAGTGGCTGTAGCAAACCTGACAAAGAGTTTCCTGTTAGATTTGAAGACTATGAAATAGGACACCCTATATACAATGCACCAAGAGTAACAGAACATATGTGGGCAAGGAATGATGCTTATGGTATATACACAGGCTTATACTGTGATAAATGCTATAATGACCCACATACATACACATACAGAAAAGATAGATACCACGATGAAGCATATTGTGGGGAAAGGATAGAACCAGATGATTTTTAAACAGGTAAGGCGCATTAAATCGCAGAAAGTATATTCAAAGAACAATTGGGAAGAAGTTCCTTCTGAAGACCTGTGGGAAGACGGAGAGCTTTCTGTTTTAGACTTAATGCATAAGATAGAGCGTAAAGTTTTAGTGGAAGGCAGTTGGATATTAATAAGGAGGCGACCAGATGACAATGAACATCGCAACAGTTAAGATGGATGATAAGGGTAGGATAACACTGCCCACATCATTCCTTAAAGCAAACAATATAGACATAGGTGGTTGGGTAATAATAAAACCTGTGTATAACGATAACAGTGCTTGTAAACTAAAGTTCAAGCCTAGAAAGAAAGAGGTAACAGATGGCATGGCAAAAGATAATATCTGAAGATGGAGATTATCAGACAATAATATACAGTAACAAAGAACATAAGCCCACATTGGAACAGATGCAAAAGTTTGTTGGTGGCTATATACAAGTAGTAACCAATGAAGATGGCGACCAGTTTATTGTTGATGAGGAAGGCAGACTTAAAGGTAAGCCTGTTAACCCTGATGCAAGTGAACTGTGGCTTGGAGACCATTGGGCAGAAGAAGATGACTTTAAAAATCTTGTAGGAGATGTAATGGTTCTACAGGGGGAAGCGAGGATAGACTAATGAGTAGATTCTATGGGACTGTACATAGCAGTAACTTTAAAACAATAGCCTCAAGACGAGGACATACTGATGTAAGCGGACACATTAGAGGATGGGACGCAGGGGTTAAGGTACACGGGTACAAAGCAACTGATGATAGTGATGAGTTCCAAATATACCTCACAAGTGGTAGCCGAGACAGTAGAAGAGATTTATTCTTAGGCACAGTAGTGCTTGAAAATAACGAGACCAGGTTTGTGCCTGGAGCTCACATTAACGAAATAATAACCAAATAAAAGAGAAGGAGGCAGAAATGTCACAAGCAATAACAAGCACAAGAGAACTAATTAATATATTAGACAGTGCAGAAATAAATGCAAAAGAAATAGCATCAATTAAAGATGTAGTTAACTATTCGCCAAATGGTGAAAAGGACGCTGATGGTAATGAAATAACATTGTCAAACTATATTTATATTACGATGCAGGACTTAAAACAAGAAGTTAAAGGGCTAAAGGAAGAGTCTAAAAACATAACTGCGGACTATGTTAAATCACAGTGCGACAAAACACATGTTATGGTCGAGAGGCAGACATTAAAGGATATGGTAAGGTCTTGTAGCAGCGCTTATGATGACGCAGATGCTGTAGAGTATGATGCTGAAGAGACTGAAAACTATGCAAGAAGCATAACAAGCTCCCTTAGTGACTGCAAATCATCAATAGACTACATCAAAGAAGACCTTGAAGGCTTAGCATTTCGAGATATGCCTGAGGAAGAAGAGAAATCTGATGAGTAGTGATGATATGAAGAGAAGACTTGAGCTTGAGAGAGATGATTTAACAAGCTTATTGTCAGATGGCGACCCTGAGGTAATACAAAATATGCAGGCTTGGTATGATGCCTGTAGTGGTATCGCTAAACTACAGAGCGCAGAAAAAGCACATTATGAATATCTTGATATGAGAGGTATGATTGCACTTAGCGGTGCAGACCTACCTTTAATTAAAGATTACATAGATGATAAATGCGTAATACTTATTCCCAAGAAATCCTACAAAGATGCTTCTGCATCAATGGATACATCAAGGGATTAAACTTCCGTATGGGTCTTAGACAAGTGCCCAAAACAGATACGGAACAACACCTATGTAATGCACGTTGCTTAGCAATAGATGTTTTAGGTGTGGGGGCAATAACTGGTCCTATAAGTCCTATGTAATTCAACAGTAGAGTGTTTACACTTGCTCGTATTAGGCAAAGGAATATGTGAGCCCCCATTATAGACGAGAGGCTGATTGGATAGGCAGTGGTCTGCAAAACCACACTAAACGGGTTCGATTCCCGTCTCGTCTTCAGAATTGAGAGTATAATAAAGATAGGGAGCCCAATATATCTTCGGAGAAATGGTATGCTACTAGTCATCGAAAGTCTAACTGCAGTAATTCGAGTAGGTTATACTCTCAAAATATTAGGCAGAGTAGAGAGCTGTGCACACTTTTACTACATAAGTGCATCAATATAAAGAGTTTTAGTATTGCATTTGTTTTCTCTTTATTATGATTCGTGAGAGCAGACGGGGTGCTAAGGTTACCTTATTACCTATATCATCCTATTTGATACTCTGCCGATATTTAACTAACACAAATAAACACTGATGATAGTGAAAGGAGGCTCTTATGAGCAAAATAGATAAAGACAAAATAGTTGAAGCCCTTGATACAGTAAAGGCTGTTTACCCTGATATATTTGGAACAAACAGCTCTTTTGTGGACGACTTCAACAAAATGTTAGAGGTTATAGGTATGGAACCTTCTGGCAAAATGAAAGAAAAGCTAGAAGACCTAACTGAAGCTGCTGACAAAATGATGGCACAAGAAGAAAAAACAAAACAGTCAATCAAAGACGCACAGAAGGAGATTGACAGACTTTATAATCAAACTAAGAAGGAGAACAAATAATGGGATTCGATTTATATGGCGAAATGCCACAGATGAACAAACATACAAAAGAGTATAAAACATATCATAAATATGTTGACATGAACTTCAGTGATAAGCAGAAGATTTTTGAAGAAAAACCTGAGCTACAAGATAAATACTACGAAGAGATGAGTCAGTACGAGGAAGATAATCCTGGTTTTTATTTTAGGAATAACTGTTGGTGGTGGAGGCCATTATGGGACTTTGTTTACGCATCTTGTGACGACATATTAACAGAAGATGATTACTCGCATGGAAACTATAATGATGGGCACTTAATTGATAAAGATAGAGCTTTAGCGATAGCAGATAGGCTTGATGAGTTAATCAAAGATGGCACAGTAATGAGACATCAAGTTGAATATGAAGCACAAAGAGCCCAAGCACAAGAAGATAATAAGGGTAAAAAGTCAAGTGATGAAGGATATTCTTGGCAAGCGAGCTACCCTTTTGATGCAAAGAATGTAGAGGACTTTGCGACATTCTGTAGACAGTCTGGAGGTTTCTCTATATGTTAGAAATAATTGTTGCTACAATTCTTGTTATTGGTATAGTTTTTCTTTTTTTTGGTTGAGATAACTGTGAGAATGATTGAGATTATTAACGAGTATTAAAAATAATAAAAATATTGTTTGGTATATTAATGTATTTAATGTATTTTTTTATATCAATAATTGCTAAAAAGAGGAGCTATATGGACGAGAAATACACAACTTATGTGATAAAGTCAATTCCAAGAGAGACCTGGAGAATGTTTAAGATGAGATTTCTGCAAGACGGGTTTGATACTTGTAATGAAGCACTGCTTCACATTGTGACAAAATATTCAAATGGAGAACTAAATGCCAAAGAAACGGAACGCTAGTCCTGTTGACATAGAAGGCATCTACGAAGATTATATATCGAATAAGAGCAACGAAAACAGAAAAGCTAGGTATGATGGTAAGGAGAGTTATTACCATGCTAGCAGCACTGGTTCCTGCTCAAGAAAGATATGGTTTGAGTCTGTGCAAAAAGCTGTACCAACAAATCTTCCAGATAGTAGAGCTCAAAGACTTCTTCGTCTTGGGACTATTGTTCATGATGATATTCAGGAATCTTTGTTACAATACAATGTTACAAGTAATGTTACAAGTAATGTAACAATACATAGTAACGAAGAAAAAGAAAATAATATAAAAGAAAAAGAATCTGAGTTTTTCGTAGAAGAAGAAATTACTATACCTTCCCTAAATGTTAGAGGTTTTTACGACCTTGTTGCTAAAGTTTCTGAAGAGGTTTACCTTTTTGATTTTAAGACTATGGCTGCATACACTTGGAGTAGGAAGTTTGGTCATAACAAAGACCCAAATCCTTCAAGGTTACACGAGATGCAATTAGGCACATATGGTATCGCCATAAAGGAGAAGTTTGGAAGACTTGATGGTATGTATCTCTGTTACTACAAAAAGGACGATTCAAGGCTTAAAACTGTCCCTGTTTCAATGAGCTATCTTGGCTATGCCGAGAGCTATTGGAGGGATATTAACGAGGAACATAAAAAGGGTTTACCTATGTTTAGAGAGGGAGTTTCACCTGCATATCCTTGGATGTGTGGTTACTGTCAATTTAAAACTCTCTGTAACCCCGTTTCTTTTAAATGAAAGGAAGGATGATAGTGATTAAAGAGAAAGACCTTAGCAATTTAACAAGCGACACACCTATAGAAGAAAGAAAGTATAGGGTAGGCAATACTTTTGACTATAATGGTAAAAGGTGGGCTAATATGCTATGTTATGTTGATGCAAGGTATGTTCAAGATAAACTTGATAGTGTGGTTGGTATCGGTAATTGGAGTAATAGCTTTAATGAGATTAAAGGTAGTCTATTCTGCACAATAACTGTTACTTACCAAAGAAATGATGGAAGTATTGCTACGATTCAAAAAACGGATTGCGGTACTGAGTCTAACGTAGAGAAACAAAAAGGTGAGGCAAGTGATGCCTTTAAACGTGCAGCAGTTCAATTTGGTATTGCTAGAGATTTATACAATCTTGACCAAAGCAAGCATAGAGTTGAAATGATAAAGGGCACTAATGGTAAATATTACCCACCTAAAAACTGGAAACCAAGTAAATAAAAGGAGATGTATGGAGAATATGAATGAGATGTTCAACAATGCAACAGATAGTTCCGTTTATGTAGACAATGGTGAGGAAAAGAAAAAGTTCACACCTATACAGCCTGGAGAATACAAAGGGCACATAAAGGAATATAATTCTAGAATTGTTGAGTGGACAAACAAACAAAGTGGAGATGCTTACAAGGCAAGAGTTCACAACTATAAGGTTGAGTTAGCAGGCAATGCTGGCCCCTTTGAAGAGTTTAATGGAAGAATGTTCCGCTCAAGCGGTTGTTTTCAATTCTTAGAGCCAAAAGAGGGAGATAATTTTGTTTCAAACAAAAGTGGAAACAAGTCATACCTTAGGTTCTGTGAAGATATAGGAATTGAGTGTAAAGAAGTCGAGAGAGAGGTTGATGGCCAAACTGTGATAGTGAAGCAATTACCTAATCTTGAAGAGAAAACTGTATTAGGTAAACCTGTTGTTGCTGTTCTTAATTATGGTAAATCTTACAAGAATAAGAATGGCTTTGATACAAAGCCTATGCAGGTCAAGTTTATTAAGAGGTGGGAAGATGGTAAGCCTCTTGATATTAAAACTGAAGAGGAAAATCTTGATGATATTCCGTTCTAAATCATCAAAAAAACTATTTAGTAGGGTAATGTATAGGTTTGGGGTTAAAACTACTAAAATAGCTAGAATAATGCGAATATCAAGGGCAACTGTCTATAGATATATTAAATAATAATGTGAGGGTCTGTTGGTCGCACGCTTATGCCACCCCCTGTTATACATAAAACACCAACAGGCTCTTGCCCATTAAAAATAGGAGAAATTATGGGTAGAGCAATACAAATGGAAAATGATATTGAGAAGCTTCGTAATGACGTTTCTAAATTAAACAGCGAGGTAGAATTTTTAAAGACAACTATAACTGAGCTTATAGAATTAGCAAAGGGAGGTGTTGATGAGCAGCCAAAACCAAAAAAGAAAAAGGCTAAAATTAAAGACAGAGTTAAGAACAATACATCTGACGAGTGATGGTGGTAAGTTTTTCTCAAAAGAGGAAGCAGAACAACATCAGATTAGATGTGATGAAGAGATGCTAAGAAAGGAGTTAAGTATGTACGAAGAATTAAGCAGTTTAATTCAGACTATATTAGATAAGAATAATTGGGGTGTTCATTATAAGTCTCACCCATTACAGGTACATCCAATAGATGGTGATGCACCAATGTATGCTGTTAATAGCGTAGATGAGACCACTCTTAATGCAGCTATAAAGAATGCTATATTGGAGGGTAAGGATGATACACAAGGGTAATGCCCTTGATGTCTTTCCTTCTTTAAAAACACACTCTGTACAAACGATAGTGACAAGCCCGCCCTATTGGGGCTTGAGAGATTATGATAATGACGAACAGTTAGGTCAAGAAGCGACCCCTGAGCTGTTTGTGAAGAAACTCGTCTCTATTTTTGATTCAGGTAGGCATACTTTAAAGGAAGATGGAACATTATGGGTGAATATAGCAGATACATTTTTTGGGCCAAAAGGTGGGCATTTTAATTCTAGCAATAGTATTACAAATAAAGACACAGGGGCTGAGTATAGAATGAAGAAGAAAGCTCCCGCTCCTCATTTGTATTTAAAAACAGGAGATTTGTGTGGGGTTCCATGGCAATTTGCAATAGCTATGCAGAAAGATGGTTGGTGGCTTAAGAATGATATTATATGGCACAAACCAAACCCTATGCCCGAAGCTGTTAATAATAGGTGTTGTAAAGCACATGAGTATATATTCTTGTTTACAAAGAGCAAGCAGTATTACTTTGACGCAGACGCAATTAGAGAAGGTGACAATAACGTTAGGAAGACTGATGTGTGGACTATCAATACGTCACAATATAAGGGAGCACACTTTGCTGTTTTCCCTTCACAGTTGCCTGAGATATGTATAAAGGCAGGTTCTAGAGTTGGAGATACAGTTTTAGACCCATTTATGGGTAGCGGAACTACCGCAGAAACAGCTATTAGATTAGGAAGAAAATGGGAAGGTATAGAACTTAATGAGGATTATATAAGAATTATAAAGGAGAGAACATCACAAACTGAACTGTTTTAAAGAAAGGTAATAGATGAGTAGTATTAATGATGATATAGCTGAAAAGGCTATCCTGGCCAATGTGCTTAGGGACGAAGAAAATTTTGACAAAGTGTCCCCATACTTTAAAGAAGATGGAGTTATTGAAAGTTATGAGGTAAAGCTTTTGTGGGACAAGTTTACAGAACTAAAAGATAAGAAGATTCCAATAGATTTAATAAGTGTATGTAATTCTTTAACAAAAGAGGATAAACTTTTGGGTTTAACTCCAGATTTTGTAATTGAGTGTTCTGAGGTTGAGTCGGTTGAATGGCGGACTGAGACTTATGCAAGTCAACTTTACGAGAAGTTTCTACTAAGAAAGGTTGTCAAAAAATCTCAAGAGATACAAGATAAAGCTTCAGGAAATTTTCCTGATGTTTATGAGAAAATACAAGAGGCTCACACTCTTATAGGTAATCTTATAGATGTGAGACCTCAAGAGAAATTTAGTGTTGCTGACGAATTAGGTGAAGCAATAAGCGATATAAGTTCAAAAGAAAAGAAATTAATAAATACAGGTTATGAGAGTCTTAACAGGTTCGCAGGCGGATTAACACGAGGCGAAATTACTATTATAGGTGGGAGACCTGGACATGGGAAAACAACTTGCATGCTAAACCTCCTAGTGAAAGCAGTTTCTAATGGGTATAGAGTTATATTATTCAATAGAGAGCTTCCCAATTCTGAGGTCTTTAAAAAGTTAATCTGCCTCGAATCTAATAAACTTTCATATTCAATGGTTAGGAAGGGCATATACGAACAATCTGATTTAGATGAGCTTGATAGAGTTAGGAAAGTTATGATTGAGAAGTATGATAGTGATAATTTTCTTATGTTTGATGATATAAGGGATTTCACATCATCTGTTCCTGAAATAAAGAAGTTTAAACCTGATATAATATTTGATGACTACATACAGCTTATATGCTCATCTTCCAAGGATGATAGAAGGTTTCAGATTGAGAAGTTGGTTAATGACTACAAGTGGTTATCTAAAGAGATGCAATGTGCTACTGTTATTGTCTCTCAATTAAATAGAAATGTAGAGTATAGAGGGAATAAAGTTCCTCAGTTATCGGATTTAGCAGAGAGTGGCTCAATAGAACAAGTTGCTGAGAATGTATTCTTTGTTTTTTATGAGTACAAGGCAGACCCTAAGTCAAACTTAGGTAGTAATGTAATAACACTTTGTGCAAGAAAGGTTAGGTATGGTGACACAGGTAGTGTAAACTTAGGGTATGATGGAGATAAGTGTACCATATATAATGATTTAAATGAATTAGAAAATGCAAGAATAGAACAAGAAAGTCAAAGGAATATAGATACTAGTGACATCCCATTTTAATTATATAGGAGTAGACCCTGGAAAATCGGGCGGAATAACTAGGATATATGAAGGCTATATTGAGTCTTTTAAGTGCCCAGAAACTCCAGAAGAGATGAGCTATACATTTAAAAAGATGTTAAGCTTTTGTGATGTTAAGATACCTAAGAAAAATACTAAGTTAATCATGGAAAGAGTTTGGGCAAGACCAAGTAATGCTACAAGAAGCGCATTTAATTATGGAGTTAATTATGGACAGTGGCTTGGCATTTTTGCGAGCCATGGTATAGAGCTAAATGCTATACTTCCAACAGAATGGATAAGATATTATAACTGTGATACAAAATTAGAATATAGTGAAAGGAAAAGATGGTTGAAAGAAAAGGCTAGTGTAATATTAAAAGATTATAAAGCACACACTTGGAAAGGTGTGGCAACATTAAGCCTTGCTGATTCTATCTTAATAGCACATTATGGAAAACAAAAATATTTTAAAAAATAGAAAAAACCAGGCTAGACGTATGTCTATTATAAAGAAGCTCACAGGTGACGGGAGATGCTGGTGGGTACATCAATATATAATAGGTAATATGAATAGCAAAAACAGTTCTTAAGAAGAACAGGGGAGAGTTCCTAACTCGTGAGACTAGGAGAGTAGCTAACCTTTCGCTGCTTGGTTTGCTCTCCCCATTATTAAAAAGGAATAAATGATAACACTAAGAGAAGTTGTTGATATTTTTGGCAGCTTTCACATTAAAACAAGAGGAAGGTGGGTACCTATGACTGATGAATATATCAAAGGTTGGGACCTTGATTTGAAGTTCGGTAAAATGGGAGAAGACTTTACAAGGGATGTTTTTGAAGGTAACTCTAAGGTTGAAGTAAAAACTGAAAGAGACATCTGGAAAACTACTGGAAACATAGCTATTGAAATAAGATATAAAAATAGACCCTCAGGTATAACTACTACTGAGTCGGGGGTCTGGGTTCATCTTTTAGCTTATGATGGCAACATAGAAGGTGGTTTTATATTTAAAGTTAATGAGCTTAAGGATAAGATTAGAAAGCGAAAAAGAGATAATAATCTTAAGATTGTTATGGGGGGAGATGATAACCTAAGTCAGTTAGTTCTTCTTCCAATAAAGGATTTATTCCCTAGCGTTAAGGAACCATAGTTGCCTTTACTCCAAGTTTCTGAAGTTCTTCATCTATACTTTTTATATCTTTTAAAATTCTATTTACTTCATTATCAGATAAAACTTGATTTTGGACCCTTTTAACTTTTTGACTCATCGCTGTTACTAGAAGTTCTTTTCTTCTTCCAGGGTCAATATCCATATTTCCATCAAACAATATTTTCTGTATATCATATGCTTCATTTAACTGATTAATATCAAGCTCTTTATGAAGAGGGCTGTTTGAGTAAAATTTACCCGTTGAATCATCAACAACAATATCAAACATACCTGACTCTGTATATAGAAATTTATAAAATTGCTCAATTCTTTCTTGTGTCTCTATCAAGTAGTCAATTTGATTTTGAGAAGCAGCTTTATCTTTTTCATCTAAGAAGCTCACATACTCCCAAAAAAGACTTTTCTTTGTTGATGGACTTTTATCTTTTAACTGCCCATGGTACCAATTACTTATGCTACCATTATACCATTGACCTTTTTCATTCTTAATAGGCATTAATATTTTTGGGTACATATACAAAGGTTTTCCAGACTTTCCTTTTTCTTCACTAGGGAAAAATCTAACCCTAGAATTTTTTGAAGACACAGGTTCATAAATAATTCCATCAAATCCTGTAAAGTTATTTGGAGTTAGATAATTAAACAACTCTTTTCTAGCTGCAAGAAGAGCTTCATCAGGTTCTGTTATAACTCCTTCATCTCTTGTCATATAATCATTCATTTGAGATGTTAGGAATAAAGCCATTGAACGCTTTAAGTCGTTCCACTCATTAGGCTTATTAAAATCAGCTCCTCTAAAAATATCTTTAATCTGCCTTTTATATTTAAGTGGAGTAAAAGAGTCTACTCTCCAGTAATTGTTTTCATCAAAAGCTGCTGTTGTTAGTTGTTGGATTTTTTTCATTCCGTTGAACTTATTCCCACTAACATAACCATATCTTCCAAGCTCATTCGGTTCATAAATAGGAGCCCAATCTGTTTTGCTTTGAGCCGATTCTTTACCGTTTGAATCTATCCACTCATAGAATCTTTTTCTTAAATCTTTAGATTTCTTTTTATAGGGATGATTACGTCTTTCTATATTTGCATCAAAAAATCTGTAAGCACCTGATTGATTTTCGGCAAATTTAGCAAACATATCAGTGTATTCATCAGGGTGACTATTTGGATGTGTAAGTCTATCAGCCATATCAAAGCCAAATCCTACCATATCACTTGCTAAATTTAATGGAGCTATATCAAATATTCTTGTCTTATCGTTTATTCCGTAAGCCCAAGCTGCTATTTCTCCTGCCATACTAAATGCTTCACCTCTAAATGCGTAATAGAAGAATCTTTTTATAGGCTCATCTTGATAGCTTATCTCTCTTCCCATTAAATGGTGAGCTGTGTTTTCAAGTAACCACCCATTAGCAGCACTTCCAGTCAGAATCTTTATTATTGGTGCTATCGTACCCATAACACTTCCATTTTGGTAACCCATCTTTACTAATTTATTTGATGATAGTGTTCCCATATATGCCATCTTTTTAAATAACAGTGTATTTGTCGCCCATTTGTTATCTAAAAATCTTGGTGTAAAAGCCCTGTTGGTTGTTCCTTGAGTTCTTACAGCACCAATAACTCTAGCTTTTTGTATTGTATTAGCATAATCAATAGCTGTAGTTGTTCTCAACTTTTCATCTTTTATTTTCATAAATTCAGGTGTTTTAACAAGGTCGGAAGCCTCTTTAAATTGGATACCATAAGTTTCAAGCAACTCTATTTGCTTATCCGTTAAGTTGTACCAGTCTTTTAACATCCTTAATTCTTTTGAAGCATCAACTTTTTTACCCTTAGCAGGAGTAAGTTTTGAAGCTTTAAGTTTGTTTACATAAAATTCAAGAGCCTGCATAGTAACAGCATCAGTTGTATACCTATTATAATATTCCATAACTCTTGTTCCACCAATCTTAAATGGAACTTCTAAGACTTGCCTTACTCCATAAGGTATATCAACATCATATATTCTAGTACCTGCTCCAGTTAATCCAGCTTTTCTAACATCAGCTCTAAATTCGGGATATAAAAACTTGGTAAGATTTTTAAGGTTGAAGCCTTCAGGTGTTGCTACTAAATTCATAACTTGACCAACAAGACTATTCTTCATACCATGTATAAAAGGAGTACTAAGTTGCATTTTAGCAGAAACAGCAACAAGGGGAAGAGTTTTCCTTCTATATATATCTCCCGTAGAATTAGGGTTTCCAAAATCAAACAATTCTTTTAATGTATTTACTATAAAGTTTTTAGTATTAGAGCTTAATCCTTTAAGGTCACCTTTAGCTAATGCTTTTGCTAAATTTTCTGAGCCTCTATTCCCTTTCATCCCAGGAATACCTTCAATATAAACAAAGTTTTTAAAGAACTCTAAACCACTAAGCATTTTTGCCATAGAATAATTATATCCACCAATAACATTATCAAAAGCCCCTTCTCCTATTTCATAGGTTGGTATTTCCTCTTGTAACCTTAGTAATCTTTTTATTCTTTTAGATTGGAAACCCTGTGGAGTAACATAGCTAAATTTTAATTCACCTTTAGCTCTCGACATCAATGGAGACGCAGTTATTCTATTTGTTTCCATATTAAATATTGTGCCCATTCTTGGTATAGCTTTTCTTTCTGCTATATCATTAACAATTTCCCCATTAATAGTATGTTTGTTTCCCCATTCCAAGAGTTCTTCTACTGACATTTTCTCAATATCAACATTACCCTTTTTATACTCTTTAACTAGTATCTTACCTACCTCTTGAGAAAGGATGTCTTGGTATATAACCTCATGAGCATCAGGTTTCCCAGAATCTTTGTCGGTAGTATAGTATTTTAACATTTCATTTGAAAGTCTTCTATGACCATACGAGTCTAACCACTTCTCCCCATTTTTTCCATAAAGATTAACAAATTCCTTATATTGTTTTGCAGATAAGGTACGTTTAGCAACATCACCAAGAAGAGATTTATATTGCGAGTAATAGTCTCTTATTGCTTTAATGGCTTTGCCTTCCATAGTATCAGTTCTTAACTTATAGTTATCCTTATAAGCTTTTTTAATAAAGGTTTTATAAGCCTCAGCATTCTTACCCATGTATACATCAATAAATAATTGACCTTCTTTTATTTGGCTTTCACTTGTCATAATCCATCTTGCAATTTCTGGGTCTGTAACAGCAGCCATAATGTCTTTATACTTTTTAAGTTCCATTTTAGCAGCAGCCCTTTTTATAGGGTTCATAGAAGGAGCATAAAAAATATTACCTTTACTGTCAACTTGTTTGGATGTCGCATAAATATTCAGAAGGTTGTCTTCAAGAGCCTCTATTCTTCCCCTGTGTTTTTCAAGAACAGCTCCATAGAGTTCCAAATTATTGGCATATTCCTCACCTAATAATTTTTTCATAACATCATTTTTGAACGTCATCCAATTTGAGCCTCTTCTAAATAAACTAAGAAAGTCAGACTTTTTTCCACTTTTCTTAATTTTGTTATCAATGTCTTTTAAAGCTGCTTCAATCTCAGGAGAACCAGATGTTTCAAAATGGTTGCTTAATATATAATCTTCAACGTATTGAAGTTGTTTAAATGATGCTCTTCTTATTGTTTCTGCTAGATTACTTCCTAAGGGCACACCAAATGCCTCTAGAATACTCATCATTTCACTTTCGCTTATTTTGAGAGTCTCAGCATGGTCCTTAACTCTTCTTTGGATTTTGTTCCAATTAAGCTTGTTTGTAGTACTCATTTTTTTAACAGGACTTAATGAAGTTACAAGAGAGTTAAACTCAATCATATCATTAATAGTATTTTCATTAGTTAATCTGTTTGTTATTAATGCATCAGGGTTATCAAATCTTGATAATTGCTTATCGTTAGCACTACTAAGTATATCTAATATAGCATCACTTTTTAACTTTTTATCTGCCTTGTTTATACCCATATCATTTAGGTACCTAAAGAAATTCTTTCTTGTCTCATCTTTAATCTTTTTAACATAACCTTCAGGGTCTTTCATGAACTCTGTTGCTTTTTCATATAGATTCTTAATGATTACATCACTGTTTTTTATTTTACCAATAATAGGAATATCTTTAACAATTTCTTTTTTAAAGTTTTCAAATTCATTAACCCTTCCAATAACTTTAGATAATGTCTCGGTTGCTGCGAGTGTGTATAAAGCTTGATTGTTTTGAATTTCTTTGGTATACCCAACAGTTCCTATATTCTTTTTCTTACCAAGTTCTCCAAGCCTTTCTATCGTTCTTACTATAGACTTTTTACCTATGTCAATAATTTGTTTAGCAACATCTGGAGTTATACCTACACCACCATGAAGCTCAATAATATTATCCTTATGTTCTAATAACTCTCTTTTTTCGTAAAAGTCTTTAAGAGTATCTCTACCCAGACGTGTAGATAAATCATAAAGGTCGGAAATGGTTGCGCCTTTGTGTTTTACGACCATTTGGTCAATAATTTTTTTAAGGTCTTCACCACCAACACGTTTAGCATCAGTTAGTATCATTCTTCTATAATCTTGAACAAAGAGTCTTTTTTTCCCACCATAAAAATCTAAACCTTTAGTGTTTTCTATAATCTTTGTATTTACTTGGTTCAGAATTTCTCTTCCAACACTAATTTGCCCTTTCGTTTTAAATGGTTTTCCGTTAACATCTAACAATAAAAGTTCTTTTGAATTATCAGCTCTATTACCTTTTGCATCTAACATTTTTTGCCATATTTCAGGATGCAATTCTCTCATTGGGTAGTTAGTTAAATTTTCTAAACCTTTTTGTTTTGCTCCTGTTTTAACTTCTTTAATTTTACCATTAACCCAATCAATAGTGTTTACCCTTAAATATCTAAAAATAAGTGGAGAACGACCGCCTAAAACATAAAGTAAATTTTCTGCCAAATCATATGTCTTGATAGACATTTCTTGACCTCTGTTTGTAAGTTCTTTTTTTGAAATAAAGTCTTTACCTTTACCAATTAAGGAATTAAATGATTCTTTAATTTTTTGACGAATAGTTGGGGCGACACCACCAACATCTTCTATACTAACTCTGCCTGTTTTTCTTGTTTCTCCTATCTCTGATACTGAAGGCGAAAAACCTTTGTCTCCCATATAATCATAAGCCCATCCTTTTCGTATTTTTTGAACTGAAGCTTCGGTTCCTGTGCCAAAGAATGTAGAAATCGCATTATTAAACCTATTTCTAGCTCCAGATTTTTCGTATATACCACCTTTATTATCGTTTACCCATTCAATATATTCGGTAGTTAATTCTCTATTAGTATCAGATAAGCTTCTTATACCCTTTGAATGTAAATATTTAACATAGTCTATAATTTCCATAATCTTTTTAGGGTTTCTATAACTGTCTACTTGAGCAATGTATTTGTTTATTCCATAATACAATTCATTTGCTAATTGTTGTGATATTTCACCATTTTTAAGAGAACTATCAATGTATTCTCCAATCGTTTTTCCTTTTAATTTTTGTGGTTTTAATTTAAAAACGCTGTTATCTTTAATAGTATTAAAATCTGCTGCTGCTAAGTCTTGGTCACGTTTTTGTGTAGGCTCTACATCAACTTCTTTTCTGTATTTTTTGATTAATGCATCAACCTTATCTTCAATGATATAACCTTTCCCTGTATCTGGGTCCATTATTTTACTTTGTATATCTTTACTATTCATAACGTCTTCAACACTAACAGGTTTACCTGTGACTTTTTCCATCAATATTGCGAGCTCTTCAATTTTACCCTTTAAAGGGTCTGAAGATTTAATGTCTTGCTCAGTTCTTTTTTCTACTTCTAAGACAGACATTGGATTAATATCATTTAATATTCTTTTTAACGATTTATTATAAAAATCTTCAGTAATTTGTTGTTTTTTTAATGCCTCAGCTAAGTCTTTTAATTCAGCCGATTTGTTTTTGTCTTTACTTAATATCTCAGACACTAAGTTATCATTCTCTTTTCTTCTAAACTCAGTAGTTGGAGCTTTATTTTCTTCGCTTAAGTTAATCTTCCCTTCATTCTCTCCACCTTGTTCTTGCTTTTTTCTGTGAATTTTATCTATATAGTCTGAGGTTTTTTCAATTGAAGACTTAATCATATTAACAGTATTATCTATAAGTTTATCTGATATTTCTACACCTTCTCCGTATTCTTTCTCAAGATATTCCTTAATTTCTTTTCTAAATTCTTTTGGATTCTCAAGAAGAAGTTCAACTCTATGTCTGTTGGATGTCCAATATTCAGATATATTTTGAAGAGTTTCTTGAGCTTTCATCTTAGGGTCTTTTATCATAGATTCAACATCTTGTAAAAACTCATCACCATAAGGGTTTATATCTTTACCTATCAATTTTTGAAGCTTAAGAAATTCAACGTGCTCTGTTTTTTCTAGCACAGAATTTTTCAAATCTTTTATAGCCTCAATGTCAAGTTTTACTTTATTCCCATCAATATCGGTAATGTCTGCAAACTTTTCCATTTCTTCTATTGTTTTCTTTTCAATATCTATCTGCTTATTTATTTCCTTAATTCTTTTCTCAATTCTAAACTGAACAAATTTTTTACTTACCGCATAAGGTGCTCGAGCTACATTAAATCCACCAAGAATTGCTGTATTTGTTAAGAGGTGCTTGCCTGAATACTTAAAGAATCCACCTTGCTTTTCAATTTCATCCCAATCAAAAAATGTTTTTCCTTCAGATGTTCTTTCTATTCCTTGGTGTAATTCTGTTAAAGCGGTAAGTGTAAAAGCTTCTGTTCCGAATTTAGGTAAAGGGCCACTTGCAAGAGTTTTTACAGAAGCACTAAAATCTTTTCCTTTCATAAGGTTATTAATACTACTTCTATGCCCACCTGTTAAACCTCGATTTATTTGGTACATTTTTGCTAGTTTATGTTGAACAAAACCCATAAGTTGACCTTTTATACCTTCATCAAATGAGTGTTGAGTAGCCACGCTCATAGCTTGCCATGTGTCCAAAGGTTTGTCAGGAAATCCAGCTTCAATGTTTTTCATTTTTTGCATTACTAAATCTTGTTTATACCCAGAACCCCATGTAAATCCAAACCAACTTCCAAAATGGGTAGCATTTCTTGAGACAGCATCAACACCTCTTTCAATCAACTCTTGTCTAGTTTGTAATCCAGCCATTTGCTTAAGAGGAACGTTTTTGTATTTCTTTAAAAGAGCTTTTTTTGCCCTATTTTTTATACCATCCTTAAAGGCAGTTGTGTACCCAAAAGCAGCTAATGTTTTTGGAGAATTTTTAAACATTTCTTTTGCTACTGGTTTTACCAAATCTCCACCAATAATTCTTCCAACGGTTTGCCCTCCAATCATCCAAGCTGATGACTCAAGTTCTGTAAAAGTAGAAAAGAATTGAGCAATATTATCTTTCCAATCATTGTCATAATCATTGACTTGAGGAAATGGCATTGTGCTTTCTCTCATATAGTAATTTTGTGCACTCATAAGGTTATTAAGAAGCCACATTTCTGATTCTTTTTGTGCATCAGGGTTATCATGAATAATTTTAGAAGCATGTTTTGCAAAAGATTTTGCTAAACCACCTGGTTCGTATGTGCTTTTATCTGCGAGTATGTTATCAATTTGTCCAGCATCAAATTGAATATCAATTAATTCTTGAGGGTTTTGGCTTTTTCCTGCAATCCTCCCCCTTGTTATTGTGTCTTTATCACCAAAGTCAAACCATGTGGGTATATTTCTTAAAGGATATTTTTCGCTAAGAAGATTTCCATTTTCATCTCTTTCTTTTAAAGAGAAATCTCTCATTATATCGTACACAATTTCATCGGCTTTGGCTTCATCAAATCCCATCTCTATAGCTCTATTCCATGCATGAGCCCAATTTTCTTTAGCAAACGACAATAAGTCTTGTTTATTATAAACGTGTTTTAGATTGTCTTTTGTTAAGTCTGTCATAAAATATTATTCCTTAATATCTTTTAGAAGTTTATCTACCTTAATTAATGCATTTCTTAATTGTGGCAGGTTGTATATAGATTGAGCGTTTGTTTGAATTTCCTTAAAAGGAACAGGATTAAACGAGCCTCCGTAAGAAGGATGCTCATAAGGGTAAGCAGAATACCTATCATCTTCAGGGAGTTGCAATTTAAATGTTGATTCAGAAAAAGATAGTTTTCTTATTTCTTCTTGAATGTCTGGTAAAACCCCTAAATCAAAGCTTAAGTTTGAAAGGGCGCCTTTAATCCCGTACCACATATTATCATAATCAGTATATTTCCCGTAGGCTTCATTAAATCCAGGGATAGACCTTTTCATATTTTCACTTATATCTCCATAATTACTAATATAATCTTCTTCGTTCATTTCAGATAAATTATGAAGTTCATCCCATAATTTTTGAGGAAAACTCTCAGGTTTAGGAACTTGCCTTAAAATCATATTACCAGCTTTTTCACCGCTAATACTTAACCTCCCCATAATATTTAAAGCCCCTTCAAAAGTGTTATGAGATTGAACATAGTTTGAAAATATCTTTTGGTATTCATTACCATTGAATGCTTTATTGTAAAATTCTTTTAAGAAGTATTGCTCCTGCTCGTCTTTATTAGATATAGATTTAAATTCTTCACTATTTTGTATATCGCTAATTATTTTTAACCCTGCTGTATTTAATGCTTGTGTTGATAATATAGCATCATTGTGACTATGTACAATAACTGTAGATACATCTTTATATATCTCTTTCATATCTTTATGCATAGCACCATAGAAAGATTCCCCTTGGCTCATTGGCCCAACTATTACAGATAAAGCAAACTCTCCTATTGAGTCTATAGGCTTTTGTTTATAATTTCTTTCTCCTGCATCAGGTTGCCATCCAAAAGAATTAAATATTTGTCTACCATAATATGTTTTAGGATAATTATCAGAAGAATCCCCACCAAACATATAACCACCAAGGTCTCTTACTATATCAGGTCCAGCTTCAGCTAAAAATAAAGCAAGCCCCGCAGACCCTATTCTATTTTTTATGAAATTTTTTGGTATTTTTTTACCTGCTTTTATTCCTCTTTGAAACCATGTTAAATTTGGTTTACCTTTAGGTTTTGGCCATCCATACTTATTAACAAGGATATCAGCATTTTTGTTCATACTTAAAATAAAATCATCAAGATTTCCACCCATAGCTGCTATCGTGTTTCTTGCTATAGTATTTTGATATGCTGTATAAGCAGTTCTTGTTCCTCCTGGTATCAACCACCATGTCCAAGGGCTACCAAAAGGAACATAACCTTCGGCAGCTTCTGAATGTGTTTGATTTATTGCATCTTTTAATAAGTATGATTGTATAGCATTTATTTGTCCATTTAAAACTGTAGGGTCACTTGTAGGTTTTCCTTGATTTAATCTTAATAATAATTCATTAATCCCTACATTTAAATTATTGTGGTATTTTTCAGGGTTTTTATAATCATCATAACTTATATTCATACCCCAAGGTTTTGGGTCTTTAATCTCAAGTTGTTCGCCAGACTCTAAATACTGATTAAAAGTATCTATTATCTTTTTAAAACCATCATTATGAAACATCATTGCTTGAAGGTTTAATTCTGGAGTTGTAATACCAAGATTGTAATCAACCCACATTTCAAACATGTTTCCTCTCATAAAGTCTGGGATAAGAACCTCTTGCTCTCCTAATTTAGCTTCTAAAGCCCCACCTAAGATTTGTTTTAAAGCTACTTGCTTTGACATATCTTCATCATTACTAATATCAAAATGTTTAGCAAAAGCATCTTTATAATTAATAAGAAGCTCTTTCATTGTGTCGGTATTTCCAAGCTCTTTAATTGATTTGTTTACAGCGCTTCTAAATGGTCCAAACCTAGATTGAAAATTATCTAAATACTTTAATGCTTCATTTTCTGAGCTTTGAATCCAATCTTTTTTAAATTGGTTAAAATTTTCTTCTGTATCCCAATACTCTTCATTGTAATGAAAATATCTATTTGCATACCTTTCAAAAGGGCTTGCAGTATCTGGGTCTCTTATAATAGCAGCTAAGTTTCTATCATCATTAGGAATAGACTCTTCTATCCTCATTGGAGATAGGCCAGGAATATTTGTATTGTTATCGCTTTGATAAAGACTTTTATTTAAAAGCATTTGAGATAAGTCTAAGGTAGTAAGACCAGCAGCATCTGGTGAGTAATCTTCTTCAGGTGGATTAAGAATAGAGCCAACAGCCATATTTGTGTAGTAATCAATTAAGTTTAAAACAGGATATACAGCTCCATTTTTTTCATTTTCTATTGTTCCAACATCATAGTAATTATCTTTACTTCCACCTATAGATATATCTGAAGGAATAGGTATTTCTTTGTAATTACCATAAGGGTCAATAGTTGCATATGATGATGGGTCAGCTTCTTCTTCATACTTTCTTTTAAAGTAATCATCTATTTCAAAAAATTGCATTACTGCCATTTTTAACCACCCATATTATTTAAATAAGAAGATTTTCTTTCATCTGATTCACGCCTTGTTTCTCTTTCAAGGTCTTGCAATATCATTTGGTCAGGAACTTTATCACCATCTGTATTATACAGCCCTAAATTGTATGTAAATACGCCCTTTTCATCAATAGCTTCGTTCTCTGCTTCGTAATCAAAAACTTGCTCTTTTAATGAATATATAGGCTCGTTTGACCATTTAAGGTGAGCGTAGTTAAGCCCGTCATTAGAGTTTCTTAATTGGACTAATTTGCTTTCTATTAAATCCACAACATCTTGTGCTTGCTCAACAGAAAGAACTTCATTTCCAGCTTGAATCTGCATTATACTATTTGTAATGTCATTGTCCATTGGATTGTCTGGGTCCATCTTATATGTAAGTGCATCGTCTGCAGTAAGTGCTAATTGCACCTCTTTTCCGTCCTTTAATACCTTTTTATTTGCAAAGCTAACAAGCATATTTTCATATCTATTTAACGCAGAAACATTATCTTTAAATTCTTTTTGTAAAAAGGTTTTATTTTCTGTTACGATTTCATCATACCTATTCATATCACCTGTTAATATTGCTCTTATATTATCTTGTGTTAATAAAGGAATCATTACTTCTTGTGATATACCTACCCCATTAACACTTTTCTGAACATTAAACGTATGCTTTTTACTTTCAGCAGCATCTGCTAAAACAATTTGAAACATATTGTCAAGGTGATTAAATTGGTCAATAATAACTTTATCTGCTGCTCTTCCCGCTGTAAAGTTTTGCCCATACGGGCTTGTGTTTTCATTGTTTCCTTCGGGTTTACCAAAAGCAAGGCGACTTTTAATTGTTCTTATTTCATTAGCTACTCTTGTAATATCTTTCATTGTCCAATTTTTAGTCGCTTTAAATATTTCTTCAGGGTCTCCTCTAAGCCATACTGCTGTTCCCCAAGCACTTTGTGGGTCTTCAATTAAATTTCTTGCGCCTTGAATACCCTTTGTGTACTCATCATACTGACCCCTTTTTTCATCAAGAGTACTATCCATTATACTTCTTACATTTCTATATTCTGGAAAATAAGGGTTTAATGAATCTTTATATGTCTCCATTACATCAAAGTCTCCCTCAGAATTTACATTATCAACATTATCAAAGAAGTCTTTTAAAACATTATTTGCATGTTCCCTTCTTCCGATTGAATAATCTTGACCTTGACCTATTATATTAGCAATGAAATCTTGTATTAATTGGTTATCTTTTTGTGACATTTAGTCCCCTATATTTGCCATAGCTTCATTAATAATATCATTAACAATCTTAGCAGCAGAATCCCCATATCGGTCTTGTATATTCAAATATTGGTCTCTTGTTTTGTTTTTGTTTGTCCCAAAGCCCGTAGGATTCATTTGTGGAGAACCAAATTGATTCCAAACACTGTCAATTTCTCTTTCCGTTTGGCCTAACATTTTTTGCTCTTTTTTTATTAAATCTGGAAATTTATCTTGAATTAAATTTGTCAATTCCCAATTGTAATCATCAATACCTTTTGCGTGTAAGAATCCTCTTATATCATCTCTTGAGCCACTTGTTAATATTTTCATAATGTCCCTATTACTAAAATCAGACATTTTTCTTTTTCCTTTATACTTCTCAAGCCAAGTTTCATATTCGTGAAAAGGCTTATAATCGGTAGTTGCAAATCTACCTGCAGCACTACCAAGACTGTCACCTCTTGACATATAGTCTAACTTGTCATACATGGAGCTACTTGTAGGTGTTATAACTTGAAGAGCGCCTGTTAAAGCTTTGCCTAAACCTAACCCCCTTTGTCTAAAAGGTTTCCATGCTCTCCATGCCTTTGGTGGCGTTACCATCTTTTTACTCATTACTAATCTCCTTTAAATCACATTTAAATATTGTTTGTTCGGGCGTAACTTTTATTCCCGCCTTTTTTAAATTTTTAACCCAAGCCTTTTGGTTTCTTAATGTTGAAAATCTTATTGCATCACACCCATATTCATTTTTTGCAATATCAATTATTGCATTAAACTTTCTTACAGTGTCTTTTTTTGAGAATAAAGACCAAATGTAAAAAGATTTGTCTTCTATATTTTCACCTTTGTAATTAACTCCTGTGTTATCGTGAACAGTATAGTCTACAAAAGCTCCATCATCCCATTCATATACATAATGAAAATCAGGAATTTCGTTAAATTCTTTGGGGTAATCCTTAGATTTTTTACAATATTCATCTACATACTTAGTTTGATTAGGTGTAAGTTCTCTTGGATTGTTATAAAATTTACCCAAATTAACTGCCCGTTTCCATATCTTCAATTAAATTTAAGATTTCTTCATAACCCGCAGGGTCTTCAATATCAAAATCCATTATATTGTTTTGAAGAACATTTTGAAACATTTCTCCACCCGAATATGTTTTCATTCCACGACCTGATATATAATTTCCTAAAATATTTTTAACTTGATAACCACCTTGTATTTTGCCATTTTCCATATCTAAAGGGTCAACAACTCTATTGTCTGGATTCAAAGAATTAAGCAATCTATCTTTAAAGGTTGGAGCCCCTATATCTTCAGACTCAATATCTTTTATACCTTCTTTTAATAATTTTTTATCACTTCTAGTTAGCTCAGGGCCTGTAGGCATCGCATCTGCCATTGGCGTTGAAAAATCAAATTCATCTTGACCTGTTAAAAAGTCTCCCCAATTTTCTCTATTTCTTATAGTCTCCCAATAAGCTTGCTTCGCTTCTTTAGGGTCTAAACCATATTCTTTTCCGAATGCTTTTATATCGGCTCTTATTCCTTCAGTAATAGAACTTGTAACATCTCCCATTGCGTCATCTTTTATTCCTTGCACATAGGATTCTCTTTGCTCTTTTGGTAAAAGAGAAGATGCTCCTACATAGTCGACATCCCCTAAAATTCCTTCGTTTATAACTTTATCAGCAACAAACCCAATAATCATGCCAGGAAGTCCACCAACTTTTGAAAAGTTTCTTATTAAACCACTTAAGAAGTTTCCCGCCATTTGTGAAAGCCAACCTCCACTTGATTGATTGTCAAGAAGCTCTTGTACTCTATCTTGTCTTGCTCTTTGAAAATCTGTATAACTCATTTCTTATTCCTTTTCTTCATATATAATATATTAAATATAAAAATTACAGACAATATAATTATCTTTTACTTTACCCAGCATCTGCTGCTCCTGTTGGATTACTCAGTGAAAACCAATCAGTTCCATTACAATATAATGTCCATCCTCCATAACCAACAACTCTTTCATCAGAACCTGAAGTTAAATAAATCTTTTGATGCCCTGCAGGGTTTGTTGTTGTTTCATTATGTTCTAACTGTATAAAGTTAGTTGTATCTGTTTTTACTATATATAAAATCTGCCCTTGTACGCCACCTTGAAATCCACCCATAGTTACATTATTACTTGAAGTATCTACTTCTAATACTGTAGTATCTGATACATCAATACCATCTGTAGGTCCTGCGGTACTGAATGCAGTATGTTTATATGATACAGTACCTTCTACGTCAAGTGTGCTAGCAGGACTTGTAGTTCCTATACCTACTCTATTGTTATCGCCTTCTACTACTAAAGTATCAGTATCAACAATAAAATCATTTCCTTCATCTGTCCCTAGTCTTACAGCTATTGATGTGCCTGTATCAGAACTTATTGTATCTAACGATATATCCCCTACATTAGTAATGCTATTGTCATTAAATGATGTTGATGCTAAAGACGAATCTCCTGTTACAGTTAGTTTATTATTAACGTTTAAACCATTTGATTCATCAAAAGTTAATTTCTTTTCTCCCCTTATTCTTAAGGCTCCATCCCAAACACTTACTTCGTTTCTGTTTGTTCTGCCTTTCTTTAGAATATCATTAGAAAGTCTCATCCATTCACCATTGTTTTTAAAATAAAAATTACTATTATAAATAGCTATATCTCCATCAACTCCAAAGCTATTTGAAGGGTCGTTATATAATCTATGTATTGTAGACATTAAAGTTTAACCTTTACATTTTTTATTTTATAAACAAAAGTTATATCGTTAATTTCAAAATCAGAAGGCATTGCTCTACCTTCAAGTCTTAATTGTATTGAATAACAATTTATAGGACTACCAAATAACAAACTTGCAACTTCCCATTTCCCTCCAGTATCATTAAAAGAATTGTTATAGTTTGTGCCATCTCTTCCTGTTTCAAAAGGTAAACTACCTTCTTCACCATCAAGGTTATAAGACATATCCGCTCCAGAGTCTCCTGTGCATCTATAAGTTACATATATTTGGTATATCCTTTTTATATTATGAGGATAATCAAAAGTTAATTCTTTTGTATTAAAGCTAATATTATTAAAGTTATCTTGTTCTAACGGAGAATTATGCCATTTATAAACTTTACTAGTTGAATCGTTGACATGATATATTATTTCTCCATCTGAAAGTGTTGCAAAATTGCTTGTGTAAGCACTAGAATCTTTTAGTGGAGCAAAAGAATAATGTTTAGATGAATCATATGTATCATCGACACCTTCATCATCAACCCCTTGAGAATCGTCTTCTGTTCCATTTATATTTGTTGTCCAACTTCCTGTGTAAGCGTCATACACATAAATATGAGAAGCGTCATTATCTTTAACATATTTACAACTTTTTTTGATTATAATCTTTCTATTTTCCCCATCATAACCTACAGAAGGAACGTATTCATTTTCATCAGTAATGTCCCAATAATAAAGACCCTTTCTATTTGGCCTTGGTGTATTACTGAACGACTCGTCCCAATCATAAAATTGTGATTTTTCATTATTATTAACCCAACCTCTTTTATCTTTTGAAATTTTACCTTCAATAAGATTTTTAACTCCATAACCTTGTTCTGTTCCTCCAAACAAGAAGCAACCTTTATCATTAACCCAAACAATACCCATATCAGTTTTAATTGATTGACATTCATGCTTTATCCCTTGACCAGCATTATTTGCAAATACCAATGGAACAGATTGAGACATATCGAGTATATAATAACTATCTAAGCATAGTACTATTAAATATTTAGACAAACCATACATTTTAACAATTCTTGATTCTGATATCCCGCTCAATCTTAGTATGTCTGTATCAACACAATACATGTCACTTTTTCCTCCCGAAGACCTAATGATTGAAGTAGGGTAATAATCATAGGCTGGTCTAAATTCATCATCTCTATGTGTTGTTGATGTTAAGTTACTAGGAATAGCAAAATTACCTACATATTTCCTTCCACCAACAGAAGCCATTGTACCGTATCTTATGTTGCCCATGCCAGGCTCATTATATTTATGCCCATTATTACTCATGTTGCTATAAGAAGGAGTTGTTAAAGGTGGGTCTATCCATTCAAAAAATGGTTTTGTTGCATCAGAATATTGAGGCATAACTTTTGAATTTTCTGTTTGAGATAAATCAAGAGTTAGGTTTTCACCATCCACAGTGTAAGCTAAAGCATAGTCAGACTCTGTCCCAATGTAACTTTGTGTCCAAGGAACCCAATCTCCAGACCCTGCTCCCCATTGCCTACAACCTTTTTTCCAATCCATTTCCAATAGAAGACTAATGTTTTCAGTTTCTGTGTTTGATGATTCTGATTTTGTTTTTCTATAATAAATATTTGAACCTGTGATTCTTTTGTCCATCATATCATAATGAAATCCATCTGAAGAGAAATTGACCGCTGGAGAGAATTTTAATCTTCTTGCTGTTTCAAAGCCTATTGTATTTGCTGAATAAAGATATGTTGCACAACTTTCTTGAATCCCATCTCCAGGTGTGTCAAATAAAAATGTTTGATAAAATTCATATTTAGCATCAATCCAACCTGCAGAATCAGTGTCCGATTCAATATAATCACTTGTGCTAAAAAGACAAACAACAGTATTATCTTTAAAATATCTTTTTGCAAGACTCACATTAGATATAGTACCAACCCAATCATCATTTGTTGGTGTAAATTTTATAAGATAATTATGAGTGTCTGCATCTTCGTTAATATCTAAATTTAATGAAATATTATAATAATCTTCTTTACTAGAGCTTGTATCAACAGTTACCTCAGTTCCCCCTTGTATCCTAACCTTCAAACCATGACCAGCTGTGCAATCGTTTAATGTAAATTTTAAAATATATGTTTGACCATATAATTCATATGTAGTATCATTAGTTCCTCTACTAAAATATAACGGGTTTTGATTGCCAGCTGCTTTTGTAATACTTCCGTTTCTTATACCGTCTTTATCATCAGTAGCTAAAGCTTGAGGATTCCATGTCCAAGTATTACTTCCAGTAGTTGAAACATAATCACTAGTAGGCGAATAAGAATCTCCCCCTGCTTCGTCAGGGTCATGCCAATATTCTAATGTTGTTGATGTCGCAACCTCACCATAATCTGCTTGCGATATTCTCATACTTCCATCAGGGAGATGATTAAACATTGCAAGTGGTGATATAGGGTCTCCACCACCATCTCTTGCCCAACCTCTTCTTCGAGCTAGGTTTTGCATTCCCTCTAAACTACAATGGTCATCTCTAAGCTCTCCTTTACGCATATGTACAACTCCTGACATATTGTGCCAACCACTTCCCGTTGTAACTGATTCTGTAAATCTTTTTGTATCTGCCCAAGTTTTATTTCTAGTCCATTTGTCTTCACCATAAGTTATAGCACCAGTTTCCCAAGAAACCCTATCTTCAATAGTATCAGCAGTATAATTTCCAAAATGGTTTACTGTATTATTTCGACCTCTAGTTGGAGGTCTTATATTCGCATCAGTTAAATACCATTCATTTATATTAGTAACAGAAGAATCTAATCCAAATAAATTCTGTCTATGTAAATACCCAAACCATCTAGGGTTTGAATGTTGGTTTGTGTCCCCATCTGAATTTCTCATAATTCTATTTGAGGCCCAATATCTTAAAGTGTTATCAGAAAAAAAGAATGAAGGTTTAATTGCGTAATTAATACCATTTGCTTGTGGCCAATATTCAAAGTTATTTGCTTGCCCTAAATCTAAAGAATCGTTATCTCCTTCTAAACCTATTAATCCTGATTTACTTGATAAAGTTCCTAATGTTCCAACAGGTATTGTTCCTTTGGAAAATATATTTTGAGAACCTAAAACATCATAATGTAAGTCAAGACATTCTCCATTTTGTGTTACAATATATCTTGTATAGTTTACTTCTGGTATTGTCTTAAAATATCCACCATGAGTAGCACTATTATAAGAAGCTAATGTACTAAATTTAGAACTATCAAGTATTTGATTCTTTCCATAAAAATAATTACATAATTGAAATGTTCCATTATCATTAACATCTTTGACTTTAAAATGCCTATCATTTAAATCGTGCATTCCTGTTAGGTTGCTTATTCCCCAAATATAAATCCAATCACCTTCTTTAATAGGAATAGCATCTGTTATAGAATTTCCTGTCCCTTCTTTAATAGGTGTTGAAGCATCTGGTGTTATTTGAATATGAGGGTTTGGTGTGCTTGCTTCTGCAGCAATTGCACTAATTAACCCTACATAACCAAACGAGTATTCAGATGTAAACGAAAATACACCTGAACCTGGGTCTTGAACGGGGTTTCTTTGCTCCCCTAATACCGAAGAATTGGTAGCATCCATATTCTTATAACTATAATTAAACTCAGCATCATCAAATAAATGATTAGCTTTTCCTAATAGGCTTAAAGTTCCAGGTCTTTCAGGGGTTACTCCTTGAGACTTTGCTAAAGCATCATCTTTTAAATCTCTTGGAGCAACCTTAGAATTATAGCCTAAAGTAAATGCTTTTAAACTATGTGTTTTTTTAGCCATTAATCGTTAATTAAAGCTTCTTTAACTGTATCTTCAATGCTATCCCAAATAGCGTCCAAGATTTTAGCTTCTGTTTTTTCTGATATAAATGGAATATCAACATTCTCATTCATCTTGGTTATCATTTTTTCTTTCATTTCGTCATTGAATATGTATCCAGCAACTATTTTTCCGAAACCTGACATTCTTTCTCCTTGTATTGTTATTGTTAAGCTGTACCTGCTATATATATTTCTATATCACAACTACCTGTATTTGCATCCGCTTGGATATCTTTTAAATCTGCAAGAGCTGTATCAGAACCAGCGTCTCCAGCAACAGCGTTCATCATAGATGCCATACCACCTGAATTATCACCAGCTAAAACAAATGTTTTGCCAGCATCTAATTTAATAGCGACTTCATCATTAGCTGAGTTTTTTAAAGTCAAAGTAACAAAGTTTGTATCATCAAGATTTGTAAACCTCATATATGCAATATTAGCTGGAATATATTGTCCTGCGCCAATTACTGTGTCAAATGTTATTATTGTAGCTTCGGTAGTAGTTATAGTCTCAATTCTTCGAGTAACATTTTTTATACTTGAAAATGTTGAAGAAGAAGTCCCACCATAATCTCTCCCATCTATAGTAAGCGACTCTGTAAGCTTAACAGTTAGTGTTCCACCACTATAAGCTGTCTTTCTAGCCATTTTTTATCTCCTTTTTATCTTTATATTTACACTTAAAATTTTTAGGTGAACTCGCTATATTTTCTAATATTTTAAGGCGGTCCTCCAAATTCTTTACCTTTACATCTAATTCGTTATCTTCAAACACATAATTCATTATCTTATCTAATTTAAAATGTTTTGCTAATTTATTAGCAACTGTATTTATAACCATCTTAGTCAACATCATAATTTCATAATTTTCTTAAACATTAAAACGCACAATATAATAAGCATTACACTTGCTATATCAACAAAATGATTACCACTATCTGACTCAATTGACCCTATAGGAGTTTCTATTTTTACTCTTTTAGTTTCATTCATCTACCATACCGCCCTTTTCCATCATTCTAAGAAACTTATCTTTAAGTCCATTTCCGCTTAATCTAGCAATGATTTCTACTTGTGCTTTAAATATTCCGTTTAATTTCTTTTGTTCCATTTGTACTAATTTTTGTTGGTCTATTAACTTAATAATAATACCTTCCAACCTCTTGAAATCTTGGTCTAATTCTGTCATTAGAGTTTCTTGGATGAACCTGTTCTGTCTCCATATGAAGAATCCGAACGCCATTGCCACTGCAACAGGTATTCCAAATTGTTCCAATATTGTAAGTATATCCATTATTCTCCATAACTTTTTTCTGCAAAAAGTCTTTCTAAAATCAAGCCAATATCGTCATAAGTATAAGTTCTGTCAGTATAAGGATTTTTATACATAAAATTGTACCCCGCATCCATTTCTGCTATTAAGCCTTGCAATAATGTTGGGTGCCCCATCATTTTCAATATTAATCCTTCATCATTATGTAACGGATTTTCTGATTTATCGCTAGCCACACGAGTACGCCAATGTTCTCCAATTCTTGGGACCATTCTATTTCGTATTGCACTTAAATAATCGTATTTACCTCTACGCTTCTCCATTATTCTCCGTAATCTCCACCTGGAGGAGGGATTTTTAAACCCTTTAAAAGACTATCTAAAGTAGTCGCTGAATTTTCTTCTTTTGAATAGTTAACTAACCTTAACCAATCAGGGTCAAACATATTGCCTTGTTCATAGTCAAATAATGCTTTTTCATTATTCTCTCTATCTACTAATTCTTGAATATCATCTACATCTAAAGGATATTCATTTAAATCTCCAAATAATTTAGCAATTGTTGGGCCAAATTTATCTGCAAGAACTTGCATTCCAATATAATGTCTTAAAGCGTCCCTTTCTGGAGGACTGTATCTAGGTGTGAATCTATATTCTTCATCAGGACTTGGATTAAATTCTTCTATACCAAACTCACCTAATAAAGAATCTAATATAGTTATCGTAGTCTCAGGGTTTAAGTTATCTAATATGGTTCCTTCGTATGTTTTCTTATTTTTATTTTCTGTTTCCATTAATCAATTCTCCCCATAGTGAGGTTTTCCCGTTTATTATTTGTATAATATGTACTGTGAATAATCCTTTTGCATAAAAGTCTACTATTGCAAAAGCATGTGCCCAGTTAATTCTTCTGTTATCAAGCCAAGAGTTTGCCTCTTCCTTCATATCTTTTAAACATCCAATACTCCATGCTGACTTTGGTCCATCCATATGAGTAGCAGACATTTGTTGTAAATCGTGCCAATGCCCATACATTATATTACACCCAAGTTTTCTAAGGTGATTAGCAGTATGATATTGACCACCATATTGATGGCCATGATAAAAGTATAGTTTTCCCATTTTAAGATGCTTCCCAAACTTGACGTATTTATACCCACGACCAGAAAGGTCAACAGCATTAGCAAATTTATACTGAGGTATATAGGGATATTTTTCAACTGCCATATTACACCAATTGTCATGATTGCCCTCAGTGAAATACTTTTCTGTGCAATTAGCTTTATCAAGACTCTCGTCAATTTGGTCCATTCCACTGTTAACATCTTTTACATCCTTATCAAAATCATCTATTAAATATTCTAATGGAGGTGCCTTTTTTCTTTTAAACCTCCAAGCACTAAATGCGTGCCATTCTCCAATATCACCCAAATCTATGTAAGCATCTGGCTTTACTATTTCTATTGTCTTTTTAAGACAGTTAATTGAGGGTTGGTCGTGCAAGGGAAAATGTTTATCAGGAGTTACAATAACTCTTTTTACGACACCTTTATCCATATATTATTCCTTTAGTTGTTTACGAATTAATGCTGTTTTGTAGGCAAAGTAAACTATAGTAGTTATTCCTACGCCCATTTTAACTAAATCAGGCAAAAAATCCATAAATTGGACACTAAGTCCACCTGAACCAATTATTGCTGATTTTAAGCTATCTAAATCCATTTTTCCCCCTAAACATTATCAATAATTGCAGCTACTATACATTGTATTTTGTTTCCACCTGTGCCACCACTTGCTTTAGCTCCAGATATACAATGAATATCCGCTACTGTTACGCCATTAAATTTTCCATACCAAGCTTCATTTGGCCCTATCTCTATAGCATCAGCTAAATTGTGAGCTGCGGTTCCTGCGTCTAGACATAAATATACGCTATCAGCTGTATTGGCTGTAGTCCCATCATCTCTTACACCCGTATGTTTAATAAATAAAAATTTTACTTTATCTCCAGTTGCTATAGTATGCATAGCACTTCCCGTGTCATCTCCTTGAGATGTTCCCCCAAATTGCAAATAAGTATTAGCTGCAATCAAATCAGCACTACTTGTAGTTACGTCTGTTAATTTATAATACCAACCTTCCGTTGCATCAGCAGGAGTGTAAGTCATACTTAATGAACTTAAAGTTTTTGAAATTTCATCTGGCAATATTGTTGCCGATAGACTCATTGTTGCATCATCTGCCATTATTTACTCCTATAATTTTGGTACACTTAATGTTCTTACTCCAGACTTTCTTAACGGATATTGAGATATTGCTCTTGTAAACATTTGTTTGAAATACATAGCTTTTTGAAAATCCCCCAAATCTTCATACAATCTTGCTTTTAAATAACAGACTAATGAAGGCATCAACCCAGCCTCTAATCCAGTCTCTCTCATTGTTTGGTCTAATTTGCTATTAATAGGAGAATAATGCCCATGGTAAGTTATTCTTAAACCATCTGAAACATCATCTCCAGTATATGTGTCAAATTCACCTGCTACAGTTCCTTTATCAGAATCTGTTATTAAAGAATGCCAAATAATAGCTAATGAATTATCATCATTGTACCAAGCAAAATGATTATTAGGATAATCTCTTCTGTCTGTGCTAGCCATTATTCTTCATCTCCTTTTAATAACTTATGAGGGTCGCTTAATTTAGGAATCATAACATACCTACCATTATTGTCTTTAATTTCTATCTCAATAATATCTATAAGTTCAGCAGGTAATGAATACCATCTTTTATCTTTAGATAATGTAAATTTTTTACTATAAACCTTT